GCGTTCATTTTTTTCTCCTGATATTTTAATGTCGGTGGGGGTGTTATGCGATTGGTGAGGTGTCAGCTTCTTCTACCAGCTTTTCCAGTTCATCCAGCTTTCGGGAAAGAATTTCACCAAACAGATGAAGTTCTGCATCTGCTGTAATCGGGATTGGAACAAATCGTATTCCACTTCTGGCAAGTTGATTTGCGATTTCCAGACACTGCCTTAATTCAACTGGTGATGCCTTTGTCAACGTCGTTTTTTCGCTTATTGGTTTTCTCCAGAAATTTAACAATACCCGGAACCATCTCAATGGATGGTGTGCCGCATTGGTTACCCCATACATCAAATCCATGCGAGGTGTGGCGGGCGAACAGTTCTATCCGGGGAACATCGCCAAGAAGTTGCACAAGTTTTTCTCGAGCCATATCCGGCTTGCGGGAGTGATCAAGGCGCGGTGCAGTGAATGACTGGATTATTCCGGCGTTAATGCGTTCGGGCAGATTTCCTTTCACTGCAAAAAGGCAGTCTTCGCTGTTAGCGCGAGTGGTGCTACCCATACCCATGACCAGCTTGTCGGTCTGTCTTTTCCCGCATTTGTTCCAGGTTAATCCTTTCATCGTCACCAGACGAAAGCCCCACGCTTCTACAACCTTCAATGCTTCAAGTGGTTGTGTAGGCACCCACCACATAGCCAACAGGCAATTATCGGCTGCCAGTTCCCATACCGGGAGGCGGCAGATATCCAGAAGACTCATGACCGGATATTTAAAACTTGCGATCACGGCGGCGAGCGTGGTGCACTGCTGTACGGGCTGATCGGCACCTGCCGTCTGAACGGTATCGATCCGGAAGCGTATCTGCGCCATATCCTGAGCGTACTGCCGGAATGGCCTTCCAACCGAGTTGATGAACTCCTGCCATGGAACGTAGTACTCACCAATAAATAAGCGTCAATACGGTGCTCCGTTGACGCTTACCAAGGGAACGAGTGGTGGTTGATTTTCTCCAACAAAAAAGGAGCCGAAGCTCCTTTGATGATTAAAATTCGAATTGTCTCGCCCGAAGGCTTTTCAACATTGGTCTTGCCCGTTCGAAAAGGGCGCTTGTCTGGTCAAGTCGTGTCGCCTCCCTGAGCAGTACATCTCTGTTTTTCGTCACCGCATAGAAGGTTTCAAACGCAATGTCATACAGTTTACTCGCGTATGATGAGTTAAGTTCCTTCATTATCGGGTACAGGCGTTTGCAGATGTCCTGTGCATTCTCCATCTGTACCTGCATGTAGCAAAGGAGGATGATTTCCTCGTCTGTGAATTGCGGCTGAATCTGCGGCTGCATGTTGCGAAGTTTCTTTTCGCACTCGATGAAGTAGCGGCGTATCTGGCGGCCTTTTTCGTTACGTTCAACCATCGCCAGTTCTTTGGCTGTGTCGAGAGTTAGGTGGTAGTCCTTGCGGCGGCGGCCTAGAGTTTTCGCCAAATTTGGCGAAAATAGAATATAGTCTAAATGTTCTACGAATCCATACTCGTTTATCCTGGCCCGTATCCAGTTAGAAAAATCTTTACCTACCTCTAAAAATCCATGCAAATCACGCGCGTTCACCAGAAGCGTAGGTTCATTTGAGATTGTACCTTCAAACACAGGGATGAGTTGAGTGGTCATTATGACCTCCTTTGGCTTTTTTCGAGAAATGCCACCACAAATGTGGTGCCGGGAGGCTCGAAACGGCCCAAAAGATACCGCGGACTTATTCCCCTTGCGGGTGTTGTATTCGTCGCCCTCCCGACATTGATCGGGGATGTGACCGCACACTGTGCTATCACTGAATAACAGGCATAAAAAATCCAACACTGACGGGGTTGGTTTAATCCGCTTTTGGGAGGTTTTCGAGGCCTCGGCGCGGAGTATAGTCAGTATTGGACGCAGTCGTCAACCATCGCCAGCTCTTTGGCTGTGTCCAGTGTGAGGTGGTAGTCCTTGCGGTTGTGACCGCCTCTGCCAGATGTTTGCTTTCCCAAATTGGAAAGCAAAATATAGTCTTGATTTTCAATGAATTCGTATTCTGAAATGCGATTTGTAATCCATGCCGCAAACACCTTTTTCACGCCTAAAAAAGCATGCAGATCGCGGGCATTGCAGAGTAGGGCTGTTTCGTTGGCAATAGTGCCGTTGAATACGGGGATGAGTTGACTGGTCATTTTTATGTCCTTTCGATTCGTTCAGATTACCCTGTGTTCAGCAGGGTGGTCAGGTACTTGAACACCGTCGAAAGTTCGGCCCGCATCCTTAGCCTTGCGGCTGTTTTTCGGTATACGCGCTACCCGACCATATCTGAAAAATGGACATAAAAAATCCGCATGACTGACGGGTGCGGTTTCCGCTTTCGAAGGTGTGTTCAGCACCATGAAGCGGAATATAGCCCCGTTAATGCGGCATTGTCAAATCATGTAGGCCTTATCCTGCTGTAAGCCGCGCCATTCGGGCTTTTCCCCACATTTGGGGAAAACTATCTTGTCAAAATCATGCAGCCTTTCGTTCTCCTTCGATGAGTTCCTCGATCTTGTGCACTCCAGTTTCGTTGTAGCGAAAAGTCTCGATCTGCTTGTCACTGTGCGCCGATTTGTCGATGAACCACTTTCCGTACTTTTCTGTTTTGAGCATGTAGGTGTTGGCTATGCGTCCTACCTTGTTGGCTGAGACGCCAAGCATTGCGCCAATCTCAGATGCAGAGTAGTAATGTTCATCAATAATCGGGAGAGGGATTGCATTAAAGCCTACAACGGGATTAACCAGGCTGGCGGCAACGACCTGTTTAGCTTCAGGGGCAAGGTTGGGGAGGAAGCCGAAAAGGTCTTTCATTGTATCGACGGTCATTTTCAGCGCCCGTGCTTTACGGAATTCCTCAAGGCCGTTAGTCGAATATTTCGAGGTGATTTTTTGTTGCAGTTGCTGTTGCATTGACTCCAGTTGATCGACCAGAGAACGGCGGACAGCTTTAGACTCACGCGCGGCGACGCGGAGGGCTTGTTTGTAGGTCATGGAGATAGTTTCAGATGTTGTGTTGTTTAATTTTTGCACTACGAAAATTTCGTAGTACTCACCATCCAGTTCATCCTTAACTCTGGCAATAAAATCATTATTGCGAACAGGTTTTTCGCCGCACAGTTTCCGCGCCTCATTAACCATCTTTAACAGCATCTGGCTGTCGATTGTTGCAGCCGGAAACGAAGACTGATTTGCAATATTGTTAATCATGCTTTTGTCCTTTTCAGATAAAAGAAATCCCCGCGAGTGCGAGGATTGTCATTCATTGTCGATATTCACCTTTATCGCGAACACCTTTACCGGTTTATCTCCGAAGTGTGTATGTGTGATTGTCTTGATTTTATATCCGTCATACGGGACGTTAATTCTGCGGCTGGAGTCGTCGCGCTTCGGATATCCCTTTGTGATAATCAGGCGGTCATACTCCCGGAACATAATTCGCTTATTCCAGTAGTCATTACACAGGCGATACTCTTCTGTTTTCTCTCCGCGAATCATGGCATCGAAGTATTCACCTTTGACTGCAAGTTGCAGGTTAGCCACGACCTTCCTCCTTTGGCTTGTGAATTTGTATCGTCATGCCGCTTTGAGTGGTGACTACAACGACAGAACCAGGCTGAAGGCTGTTAAGATTGAATGCTTCGTAAAATGAATCCAAGGCCAGTGCTTTTTTATTCTTTCGGTTCCACCAACGCCATCCCTTGCTACAGGCTACACTGACAATCCACTGTCCACTCCTATAAGCCAAATAAAACCAGATGAGCAAAACCTGAAGGAATGCTATCCAGTCAATAATCGTATATTTCGCGAAGGAGTCCATCAATTAACCTCCTGCGGCGGTTCTGGTAGCGGCATCCAGTGGGTTACTCCATGCCATATACCAGTTAAGGTTTCAAACCTTGGCTCTCTGCCTTTCTGTGTCTTGGCATATTCATTCCTTGTATATACGCATTGTCTAACTGCATATTCATTCCATCCAATAACTGTTTGTCTAATTTCTGGCATTCGCTCACTACAGCTTATCCAACCATCCGGCAACTTGTAAGCCGTCGTTACAGGTTCGGCACCATGAAGCATGGCGGCGATGTTGTTTCTCTTGAGAAAGTTAATACTTTTCAAGGTATCTTCCTCAAGCGTCGAACCGGTGTAGCCATTGGAGCAAGTTTCAGCACGTTTATGATGGTACCTTAATGCAGCAATGCATTTTCTTATCCCGTCACGGTATATTTCCTCTTCCTCCTCAAGCTCAGCACTGATTTCGACATCCATATCGTGAAGCATTGCTCGCTGCACCTCAGTCAGGGGTACCGGCGCTGGCGGGACGGCGTAGACTTCAATAATCCCATTATCAATAGGCCATTCTCCATCCTTGAGGTAGTCACTTGTGCCGTCAACTTGCTGTTCTGCAATGTGGAATGCACCTATTGGTTTTGCTTCCAGCGATGCCAGAGCAATTCGTGCCAGTTCTTCCGCTTCTTCTGCTGGCAGTACAACGTTGCTACCAGGTCCGTATGTTTCGCGCCACTGCTTGATTGTCAGTAGTCGCTCTTTGGTAATAGTGGTCATATCACTCTCCTTTGATGCAAATGCCAGCGGCGCGCTCGGCTTCACTTTGTTCCCAAAACCACTTGTGAAGCGCCATAAGCTTTTCGTCAATCGGTGCATATTTGCGATTAAAGTAGGCCTGAGCATCTTTCTCAGATTCGTCCGGTAATTCGCCAGGGCCAAACAGTGTGTTATAAATCCATGCTAGTCCGCTCTTAGCGTCGCCAGTTGCCTGCCATTCGATAATGGCAGCCTGCATGACCAGAATGTTTTTCCCCATTAATAGGTCCAGTTCTTTGAACCGGTTGCGGATGTATGCATTCTCGCTTTGTAATTTTGCGTTGCGCTTTTCTGAGGCTTCAAGTAACGCCTGCTTATCGCGTAGCGCTTCTTCCAGTTCAGCAACATGGCATTCACTATCAATAAGGTTGTTCTCTGCTGCTTCAAGCTCAACACGCAGCTTCCCAACCGTAAGCGCAATCTCCTCGTTCTCCTGGTCGCGGCGTTTGATGTATTGCTGGTTTCTTTCCTGTTCATCCAGCAGTGCCAGCACGGTAGCCGGGTTAGCCTCTGCTATGAATTCAGCGTTTGCATAAGCCTGAGCATCTGATTCAATCAGGCAGTTAACATGACATTCCGCAATCACGCCACCGGGTTCTCCTTTCCATTTTTGGCAAACAAAAACTCCTGTTAAATTGCCGTGCTGGTTAACAGATGTATGCCCTACGATGTAGCTTCCTTTAGTTGCTTTCTCTGCCTTTTCACGCAGTGCCTGATAATTAATTTCGCTCACTTCGAACCTCTCTGTTTACTGATAAGCTCCAGATCCTCCTGGCAACTTGCACAAGTCCGACAACCCTGAACTGCCAGGCGTCTTCGTTCATCTATCGGATCGCCACACTCACAACAATGAGTTGCGGATACAGTCTGGTAGTTCAGACGACGCATTTTTATTGCTGTATTGCGCTGTAATTCTTCGATTTCTGATGCTGAATCAATGATGTCTGCCATCTTTCATTAATCCCTGAATTGTTGGTTAATACGCTTGAGGGTAAATGCGAATAATAAAAAAGGAGCCTGTAGCTCCCTGATGATTTTGCTTTTCATGTTCACCGTTCCTTAAAGACGCCGTTCAACATGCCGATCGCCAGGCTTAAATGAGTCGGTGTGAATCCCATCAGCGTTACCGTTTCGCGGTGCTTCTTTAGTACGCTACGGCAAATGTCATCGACGTTTTTATCCGGAAAATGCTGTCTGGCTTTTTTGATTTCAGAATTAGCCTGACGGGCAATGCTGCGAAGGGCGTTTTCTTGCTGAGGTGTCATTGAACAAGCCCCATGTCGGCAAGCATAAGCACACAGAATATGAAGCCCGCTGCCAGAAAAATGCATTCAGTGGTTGTCATACCTGGTCTCTCTCATCTGCTTCTGCTTTCGCCACCATCATTTCCAGCTTTTGTGAAAGGGATGTGGCTAACGTATGAAATTCTTCGTCTGTTTCTACTGGTATTGGCACAAACCTGACTCCAATTTGAGCAAGGCTATGTGCCATCTCAATACTCGTTCTTAACTCAACAGGAGATGCTTTGTGCATACCGCCTCCCGTTTATTATTTATCTTCTCAGCCAGCCGCTGTGCTTTCAGTGGATTTCTGATAACAGAAAGGCCGGGAAATACCCAGCCTCGCTTTGTAACGGAGTAGACGAAAGTGATCGCGCCTACCCGGATATTATCGTGAGGATGCGTCATCGCCATTGCTCCCCAAATACAAAACCAATTTCAGCCAGTGCCTCGTCCATTTTTTCGATGAACTCCGGCACCATCTCGTCAAAACCCGCCATGTACTTTTCATCCCGCTCAACCACGACATAATGCAGGCCTTCACGCTTCATACGCGGGTCATAGTTGGCAAAGTACCAGGCATCTTTTCGCGTCACCCACATGCTGTACTGCACCTGGGCCATGTAAGCCGACTTTATGGCCTCGAAACCACCGAGCCTGAACTTCATGAAATCCCGGGAGGTAAACGGGCATTTCAGCTCAAGGCCGTTGCCGTCACTGCATAAACCATCGGGAGAGCAGGCGGTGCGCATACTTTCGTCGCGATAGATGATCGGGGATTCAGTAACATTCACGCCGGAAGTGAATTCAAACAGGGTTCTGGCGTCGTTCTCGTACTGTTTTCCCCAGGCCAGCGCCTTAGCATTAACTTCCGGAGCCACACCGGTGCAAACCTCAGCCAGCAGGGTGTGGAAGTAGGACATTTTCATGTCAGGCCACTTCTTTCCTGAGCGGGGCTTTGCTATCACGTTGTGAACTTCTGAAGCGGTGATGACGCCGAGCCGTAATTTGTGCCACGCATCATCCCCCTGTTCGACAGCTCTCACGTCGATCCCGGTACGCTGCAGGATAATGTCCGGTGTCATGCAGCCACCTTCTGTTCAGAGGCTTTTTGTTTCAGGAATCCAAGAGCTTTCACTGCTTCGGCCTGTGTCAGTTCTGACGATGCGCGAATGTCGCGGCGAAATATCTGGGAACAGAGCGGCAATAAGTCGTCATCCCATGTTTTATCCAGGGCGATCAGCAGAGTGTTAATCTCCTGCATGGTTTCATCGTTAACCGGAGTGATGTCGCGTTCTGGCTGACGTTCTGCAGTGTATGCAGTATTTTCGACAATGCGCTCGGCTTCATCATTGTCATAGATACCAGCAAATCCGAAGGCCAGACGGGCACACTGAATCATGGCTTTATGCCGTAACATCCGTTTGGGATGCGACTGCCACGGCCCGGTGATTTCTCTGCCTTCGCGGGTTTTGAATGGTTCGCGGCGGCATTCATCCATCCATTCGGTAACGCAGATCGGATGATTACGGTCCTTGCGGTAAATCCGGCATGTACAGGATTCATTGTCCTGCTCAAAGTCCATGCCATCAAACTGCTGGTTTTCATTGATGATACGGGACCAGCCATCAACGCCCACCACCGGAACGATGCCGTTCTGCTTGTCAGGGAAGGCGTAAATTTCTTTCGTCCACGGATTAAGGCCGTACTGGTTGGCGACGATCAACAATGCGATGAACTGCGCATCGCTGGCATCGCCTTTAAATGCCGTCTGGCGAAGAGTGGTGATCAGTTCCTGTGGGTCGACAGAATCCATGCCGACACGTTCAGCCAGCTTCCCAGCCAGCGTTGCGAGTGCTGTACTCATCCGTTTTATACCTCTGAATCAATATCAACCTGATGGTGAGCAATGGTTTCAACCATGTACCGGATGTGTTCTGCCATGCGCTCCTGAAACTCAACATCGTCATCAAACGCACGGGTAATGGCTTTTTTGCTGGCCCCGTGGCGTTGCAAATGATCGATGCATAGCGATTCAAACAGGTGCTGGGGCAGGCCTTTTTCCATGTCGTCTGCCAGTTCTGCCTCTTTCTCTTCACGGGCGATCTGCTGGTAGTGACGCGCCCAGCTCTGAGCCTCAAGACGATCCTGAATGTAATAAGCGTTCATGGCTGAACTCCTGAAAATGGCTGTGAAAATATCGCCCGCGAAATGCCAGGCTGATTAGGAAAACAGGAAATGGGGTTAGTGAATGCTTTTGCTTGATCTCAGTTTCAGCATTAATATCCATTTTTTATAAGCGTCGACAGCTTCACGAAACATCTTTTCATCGCCAATAAAAGTGGCGATAGTGAATTTAGTCTGGATAGCCATAAGTGTTTGATCCATTCTTTGGGACTCCTGGCTGATTAGGTATGTCGATAAGGCGTTTCCATCCGTCACGTAATTTACGGGTGATTCGTTCAAGTAAAGATTCGGAAGGGCAGCCAGCAACAGGCCACCCTGCAATGGCATATTGCATGGTGTGCTCCTTATTTATACATAACGAAAAACGCCTCGAGTGAAGCGTTATTGGTATGCGGTAAAGCCGCACTCAGGCGGCCTTGATAGTCATATCATCTGAATCAAATATTCCTGATGTATCGATATCGGTAATTCTTATTCCTTCGCTACCATCCATTGAAGGCCATCCTTCCTGACCATTTCCATCATTCCAGTCGAACTCACACACAACACCATATGCATTTAAGTCGCTTGAAATTGCTATAAGCAGAGCATGTTGCGCCAGCATGATTAATACAGCATTTAATACAGAGCCGTGTTTATTGAGTCGGTATTCAGAGTCTGACCAGAAATTATTAATCTGGTGAAGTTTTTCCTCTGTCATTACGTCATGGTCGATTTCAATTTCTATTGATGCTTTCCAGTCGTAATCAATGATGTATTTTTTGATGTTTGACATCTGTTCATATCCTCACAGATAAAAAATCGCCCTCACATTGGAGGGCAAAGAAGATTTCCAATAATCAGAACAAGTCGGCTCCTGTTTAGTTACGAGCGACATTGCTCTGTGTATTCACTCGTTGGAATGAATACACAGTGCTTATTCGTACTAATAAAATACCCAATTTTCTGTTTCTTGGTTGTGTCCAAAGTTATATTCAATATCTGGTGTTGATGTATCAATATTTTTCATCCCATCAACAAGAGTTGATACAACAGCCAAATCTTGTTTTATTCTCATTAAATGGTATTTCTTCCGGCGCAATAAACTTTCAATAGCAAGTTTCTTCGTTGGGAATGCAAAAGATCTTTCTGCATTTTTTGCTACTTTCTTAATTGCATATCTATTTCTCCTTTGTTTCCATTCCTGTAACCACTGATTTGGTGCTGGTTTAAAATTAACAATCCAATGCGCAGGAACCAACCATGCATAATGCTCTGTCTGATGAAAAGCTATATATTGAAGTGCGAATATTTTGATTCCATCTTCTTCAACTGTCGCCTGGAATCTCCAGAAAACAGGCATTCCATCATGTTCAGTTTCTGATTCAGGAAAAGGTACGCTCCATGATTTTGTCATATCTCACCTCAAATAATTCAGTGCAGTGTTTATTCTCTTGTTTATGCCAAAAATAAAGGCCGACTATGCGGCCTCGGAAGGAAGTCCAATCATCTTATTCAAATCTTCTACCCGTAAAGCAGGAAGTGCTGTACTTGCTTTATCTGCTTCTTTTGGTAGCAATTCTTTGCTTT